GTTGGAAAGATCAAAGACTTCTTCGTGTTCCGTTCCCAGCTGGTGGCGAAGACAGGAAGTTCTCCCATCACGACTCACAATGTCGCCTTTGTCCGAGACGCAATCGGCTTGGTCATTCGGCGCCTTCCACAACCTCTACCTGGGACCGGCGCCATTGCGGAGTATGCCGACTTGGGCAACTTCGGTATGCGCGTAATCATGAGTTACCAACCGAATACCTTGTCGCAACAGTTTACCGTAGATGTCCTCTACGGCGTGGCCGCACTTCGGAACAACTTCGCAGTGCAAGTTAACTCGTGAGTCTTTCGCAAGCGACCTATGAACGTGAAGGCATACTATCAAAAGATTCGAGAGCTCGAACGGGCGCTCACCGACTCCTTTGTCGTCATCGTGAGCCATGATACTTCCGATGGAGGAAAAGGAGGCCTATTGACCGAGGTACCGAAGCACTTGGCAGCCAGGATGATCGCCGACGACCGTGCTCATCTAGCAAGCGAAGACGCCACGCTCCAGTTCCGCGTGAAAAGCGTCGAGGCAAAACGTACTGCAGAGGAATTGTTACTCGCGGACAGAAGACAAGTTAGGCCTGTGCCCGCTTCAGAACTAAGGTCGTCGACTCGTATAGACAAAGAATAAACGAGATGGCCTTATTTACGGATGGATCAATCTCAACACTCGAGCACCTAGTCTCCCAGGATACTGCCGTCCTGGACGTAGCCAGCACGGAAAGCATTGACGCAGGAACGAAGCTTGTCCTCGCCCAAGAAGAATTGGGTATCGAATTGACGGCGGCGCTCTCCCGTTCCCCATTCTCCCTCACGACCCCGTCCGCGTGGTGGCCTGGCAGCATAGCAGCCTCGCAAAGTACTCTACGGCTGTCGAACATAGTTGTTACGCCGCCTTTACGGCTATGGCATTCGTTTCGCACGCTCTCGCTCATCTATCGCGATGCGTACAACAATCAATTGAATGACCGGTATCTCGGTAAGTGGAATGCCTACAATGACCTTGCCAGATGGGCCTCAGGAATGGTATTACAAACCGGCGTGGGCGTAGTATCTGATCCCATTCCGATTGCCCAGAGTCCGGCAGTAGACGTTCTCAGCGGTACATTACTTGCCTCGACGTACTACGTACAGGTTGCCTGGGTAAACGGGCGCGGTGAAGAAGGCATGCCGAGCGCCGTAGCTTCAGTGAGCGCTCCGGATCAGAGTTCCATAAGAGTTAGCACCATTGATCCGCCGACAAATGCAGTGGCGTGGAACCTGTATGCAGGCATTTCAGTTGATGCCATCATGCTTCAGATCGTGATGCCCGTGGCGTTGGGACAGGCATGGCTCATACCTCCGTCCGGACTGGCAGCGGGACGGACGGCCGGCAACGGGCAGGAGCCAAATTATTTTCAACAGTTGCCGCGGTACCTGCAACGAGGATAGATGCCGTGATCAGTGTCGCCAGTCAGGCTACTTCGAAGCTTATCCAATTCCTGGTTGCACCCGGCGGTTTGAACGCTGCTATCGCTGCGGTGGCCCAGGCGGAAAACGTGGTCCTGGCTCCCGTTCCGACACAACAGATTTTCGCCGAAAACGTATCCAGCGACATTGCCGAAAAGAGCGGAGAAACGAAGTACACCGCCCTGTATGTCTATTGTGGCAAGATCATGAACACCCTCAATGAGAAATTCCGGACTTTCTCCGGAACTCTCCAGTTGGAGGTGGATGTGCGCGTGTCCCAAGACAGGCTTGAGGGAATCGATCGCGTATCGCAACTCTACACGGACGCCGTCACTCAGACGCTCAGTCAAGTTCGCGGGGATTGGGGGCAAGGCGTGTTCTATGCGGGAACGTATGAAATATCATTCGGACCGGTGAAGCACGGCGGCCGCAACTTTATCAAGAGCGCTAAGATTTTGCTTCAAGTAGACGCCAGCATCGGCTAAGGCTTCTCAATGGCAACTTACATCTCATCCAATGCTAACCGGTTTTATTGCGCATCGGAGACGGCTTACGGTCAGGTATCAATTATTACCTCGGCCAACCGGATTCCAGCGATCAAATTGTCGGCGAAGCAACAGTTAGTGGTTACAAACCGCCACGATAAGACTGGAAGCCGAACCTTTGCTGGATTGCCTCCTGGAGGCCGCCGCAAAACTACGTTCGACTTGAGGACATACCTGACTACCTGGACCGGAGGAAGCAGCCCTCCGAGCTACGGACCGTTCTTCCAGGCGGCACTCGGAGGCGCGCCGATGATGTTTCCGGGAGGTATCGTAGCCGCAGGCTCCTCTGCCACAACAGTGAATTTCACGACGCCCCACGGACTTGTAAGTGGCCAGGCGGTTACTTACCTTGGCGAGATACGGTTTGTGAGCGTCGTTGTTAATTCGACGTCTGTTCAACTGACCGCGCCTTTATCGGCGTCACCAACGGCAGGCGCGCCCGTTGGCCCGACCGTAACGTACTTTCCCAGCACGGAACTTCCGAGCGTCAGTATTTTCGATTACTGGGCTCCTAGCTCAGCGGTGCAACGACTTCTGTGTGGTGCAGGCATCGATAAGATGTCAGTAAAGGTAAATGGCGATTTTCATGAGTTTGAGTTCAGCGGAGTGGCGCAAGAATTAGTGGATAGCAGCAGCTTTTCGAGCGGAATCGGGGAACTTGGCGCATTTCCGACGGAGCCGGTGCTGGGTGCGTTCGATTACTCGATCGTGCCGGGCCATCTTGGCCAAGTCTGGCTGGGCAATGCGCCAGATCGCTTTTTCACTTTGACGGACGCCGAATTGTCGGTAGGCAACGGCATGGATATGCGGGCAAACGAGTTTGGTGCGAGCTTACCGAGAGCCCTGGCGCCGGGCACACGGACTGTGGCTATCGATTTTCAACTCTTCAGCCAGGATGATACGGCGACCATAGGGCTGTACCAAGCGGCCAAGCAACAATCACCAATAAGCGCGATGCTACAGCTAGGTCAACAGCCCAATCAGTTGTTCGCAGCATATCTGAAAAGTGTTGTGCCGGAGGTGCCGGAGTATGACGATACCGACACCCGCTTACGATGGCATTTTCGGAGCTCACGGGCACAAGGAACGACGGACGATGAAATTATGGTTGCGTTCGGTTAGATCATGAATTACGAAAGTTCGACCCGGATCGACTCCAGCGTGAAACCGGGAGTCGCATTCGTGATTGCAAAGATGTCATACGGGCGCCGGATTGAGTTGATCCGACGAATACGCGAACTGGCTTTGAAGCGCGAATTTCTGAATGCGGGCGAGTCGGTAGTAGAGAAACTCCAAGCGGCGTTGCTCTCGGCCGAAATCGACCAGTTGTATGTAAACTGGGGCCTGCTGGAACTAATCGGCCTGGAAGTTGACGGCGTCGGGGCCACACCGGAAATGCTCGCATCCGCCGGCCCGGAAGATTTATTCCGCGAGGCCCTTTCCGCGATCAAAGCGGAATGCGGGCTGACCGAGGATGAACGAAAAAACTAGTCGTCGCCTTTCATTTTCAACTTTCGAACCCAGCTGCCTGGAAGTGCGACGCATGCCGGAAGTCGCGGCTGGAAATCAAACGAAGATGCGGCTGGGTGCCGGCCGCGCTCGAGACGGCACCTCACGTGGTCTGGACGCGAAGACACGTCGCGACGGATGTGTGTCCGCAGTCGTTCATCACCGCACAAAGCCTCGGCTGGATTGAAGAGTTTCTGGTCTGGAAGCGGCTGGGGCTTAATCTTACGTTTGATCTGGGAGCGCGGCAAGCCGAGGCGTTTATCATTCTGGAAGAACAGCTTACATTGGAGAAACAAAATGGGGCCTAGCTCGCCTAACTCAGGAACATCGAGCGTTACGCAAGCACTTAGTAGCCTCTTACCGAGTCTTGTAAGTGGCCTTAGCGATCACATTACGCAACTTACGCAGAGTGTTGGGTATCTGGTGCCGGCGAGTCAGCAACAGGCGGAAGCTCTGCTCGCGAACACGCAAGCACTAGCACAGAACACGTCGTCGCATGGTTCCGGAGGGATCGCGAGCACGTTGGGGAATATCGCGTCAACACTCACCGGCGGCGCCCTTTCACTGTCGCCGATCTTATCCGGAATATTGAGCCTGTTTGGAGGCGGGGCATCGAGCGCGCCCGCGCCCCTAGTTCCGTTCTATCTGCCGCCGAGCGTCAGTCTTCAAGCGGCGGATACAGCAGCGCCCGCCGGACCGCAAATGTCCGGAGTGGATTTCGGCCAAAACGGAACTCCCCGTACCATGAGCGCACCGGCGGCCCAGCCGCAAATTACGGTGCAGGTCCAAGCGATGGACAGCCGGTCGTTTCTCGATCACAGTCAGGATATCGCGCAAGCGGTGCGCGACGCGATGCTGAACATGCACTCAATCAACGACGTAATTAGTGACATATAATGCCCGCAGTATTTCCAAGCCTCAAAACGGGAGCGGTCATCCAGTACCCGGCCACCAAGAACACGCAGTATTCCAGTTTCGTGGTGCGGTTCCTGGACGGTAACGACCAGCGATACCGGGAGTACCCGGCACCATTGCATCGGTGGAATATCCGGCTGGACTTGCTGGATGAAGCGGAGCTGCGCACCCTCGAACAATTTTTCGCGACGCAGGAGGGGCGGTTCGGCGTGTTCTCATTCGTAGATCCCTGGACGCAGACCTTATTTTCGAACTGCAGCTTCGATCAAGATACTTTGGACTATCAACTGTCGGGAGAAGCCCGGGGCACGACCAACTTAGTCGTGGTGGAGAACAGGGCGTAGATGCTATACTTTCCTCAGTTAGCCTCCGGCGCCACGGGACAATACCCAATCAAGAAAACCGGCAATCAAAGAACGATCGTCAGCGACGTGCCGGACGGGCATGCATTCAAGCTGGCAGACTCCGGAGCGGCGCTGGTCGAATGGCAACTGCAGTATCAGAACCTGACTGACGCCGAGATCAACGTACTCGAACAGTTCTTCCTGGCTTGTGAAGGACAACTAACCGCTTTCACATTCGCGGATCCGGTGGGCAACTTACTGGCTTGGAGCGAAGCGTTGGATCAACCGGTGTGGGAAGCAAGCACGCTGCTGCAAGTCACCGGCGGAATCTCTGATCCAAACGGCGGCACGGCTGCAAGCCGACTTACAAACCCTACCGGAACAGATTTGACTATCGAACAGGCGATCAACGCGCCGGGATGGTATTTCTACTGCTTCAGTGTGTATGTGAGAAGTTTAACTGGAACACAAGTTTCTCTTATTCGCACAGCCGGTGCGACAGCGAGCAGCCGCTCCTACCAGACCCAGGCAGCCTGGGCGAGGATCAGTTCTGGCGGCAACATGGTTACGGCTGCCGAATCGGTAACATTTGCAATTAGTGTACCAGCAGGACAGTCGGTAGATGTGTTCGGATTCCAACTCGAGCCTCAGCCCAGCGCCTCTCCTTACAAGCCAAGTTATTCGACAGGGGGCGTATACACCTCCGCGCATCTCCGGGACGATACTTTTGCGGTTACAACGTCCGCGCCCAACCACAATCAGTGCACCCTTAATATAACGGCCCGCTAGAACATGCCCACGGCGTTTCAAGTTAAAGAGCAGGCGGTTACGGACACCCCGCTGCTTCTTTTTGACTGCCAGTTGCAGGGTAACCAGTCAGAGAGCTGGTCGACACACCAGGTTGCAGTTGCCGGAACAACGTACCAGGCGCGAGTAGTTCAACACAACCTCTACGAAATTCAAACCTCATCCGACCAGGGCGTGGACGCGATTCCGAAGATCTCGATTTCACTGGCCAATGCCGACTCGCATTTCTCGGAACTCGAGAGGAGCGTGGGATTCAAAGGCGCTCTGCTGACCGTCAGCTTCGTATTCTTCGACCTCAAGGCGGGCAATCCGACCACCGCCACAATCACCCTGTTCAAAGGAATCTTCAATCCTCCGGACGAAATCACAGAGTCCACATTTCGTGTGACCGCAGTGAACCGGATGAACATGCAGCGTGTGCTGCTGCCACAAATCCGGATTCAGCGGCGGTGTCCATGGGAGTTTCCGTCGACGCTGGCGCAGAGGCAGGAGGCCGTGAGCGGAGCTGCGAGCGGCCAGTACTCACGATTTTACCGCTGCGGCTATTCACCAGATGTGCCTGGAGGGGCGGGAAATCTGAACGGCACAGTACCGTATACGTCGTGCGCGTTTACCAGAACAGATTGCCAGGCGCGAGGCATGTTTCAGACGGATAACGCGCACAACGCGACGCACCGATTCGGCGGAATTGAGTTCGTACCGTCATCCATACTCGTGCGGAGCTACGGCGAGCAAGGACGGCACTGGACGCCGGTGCTCGACAACATTGCGCGCTACAACGATTTTGTTCCGCTGATTTACGGGACCGCGTGGTACTCACCGAACATCGTTTTCGCGCGCAATGACGGTAACCTGACGCGCATGGAAGTGCTTCTGGGCGCTGGCGAAATCAACGATGTCATCAAGGTGCTGGTGAACGGCATCGACATTCCGCAGGGGCGCGCGGGCACCAATATGACCGGAACGGGCTGGTTCAACCTGTTCAGCGCGGGCACGCGGGCAGGCGGGTTCAACTTGGATTTCACAGATGCACAAGGCAATCCGCTGGGCGACCCTTACGGCAGCATGGCGGCGCTTTCGGTCGTGGTGCCGAACCGAATCAACAACGGGAGCAGCCTGCCGACGATCCAGGTTTTACTTGAAGGATTGAGACTGGCTACTTATAACGCCGACGGCACTTTTCTCAGCCAACACTTTACCAAGAACCCTGCGTGGATTTTGCTGGATATTTTACGGACGTGTGGATGGGACATAAGTGAAATCGATGTGTCGACCTTCGCTAACGCCGCCAGCTATGCCGATCAACAAACACAAGATCTGCACGGTAACACAATCACGATTCCGCGGTTCGAGTGCAATCTCGCATTAGTGAGCCGGCGCACGGCGGCCGACCTAATTCGCGGGGTCCGCAATGCCTGCCGGCTGTACCTCACCTATGGAAACAGCGGATTACTCCAACTAAACGTGGAGAACACATTCGCGTTGCAGCAGCCAGTGAAGCCCGATTGGAGTAACAGCACGAGTTCGTTCAATAGCGGGTGGCCGAGTTACGAGTTTGGTGACGGCTCCTCCGGAGTATCGGGTATCGCGCGAGACAATAAAGGCGCATCGACTATTCGCGTGACGTCACGCAGCATCGTCGATACTCCGAATCAGTTCTCCGTCGAGTTTCAAGATTCGCTGAATGACTACCAACAAGACAGTTTCTTGATGATCGACGTCGATGACGTCGGGATAACCGGACAGGAAATCACGGCGCCCATCAGCGTGTTGGGAATTCCAAATTACGACCAGGCGGCGCGCATCCTGAAGTTCAACCTCGACCGCGGGATCCGGGGTAACACGTACGTGCAGTTTTCAACCAGCGTGAAAGCGTTGGGACTGCGGCCGGGCGACCTGATTACGCTGACTTATCTGAAGGAGGGCTTCGACCGGCAGCCGTTTCGGATTTTGAAGATAGCGCCCGACATCAATTACCGGATGTCGGCGATCACCGCGCAGATACATGACGACGCGTGGTACGACGACACCAACGGGCAGGTGCCGGGTAATTCGGGCGCGCAGCGGCAGCTCGGATCGGAAGTGGGGCTGCCACGACCGCTGATAGGCACAGTGACGGACGCGAACGGAAACATCCAGTTCGGCGTAACGGAGACCGCGACGCAAGCAGCCGACGGAACTCCGTTGATTGAGGCGGCGGTTGCGTTTTCAGTTCCCAATTCGGTTTCGGCTAATGCGCCTGCAGTGCCGCTGTTGAGCCTGGCGGCGACAATCGCAGGCACGGGAGGCACTCTCAGCGGCGGGACGACTCTCTATTACGCAGTGAGCACAGCGGCCAGCGGCGGGGCGGAAAGCGGCCTTTCGTTCGTAGTCAGGGCGACGATTCCAGCGGGACCGAACACAAACACGGTAACGCTAACCGGCCTTAGCTTTCCGGCGGCGGCGACGGGATTCAATGTGTATCGAGGGCCGAGCCCGAGCCAGCTCTACCGGATTGCGTCCAACCAAACCATAGCAGCGCAGTTTACGGACACGGGCCTCGCGAGCCTGATCATTCCGCCACCGGATTCCAACTTCGATCACGCGAATTTTTACTGGCGTTTGGAACTGCAACCGGAATATGTGGCGACACTGCA